GGAGTACAATAAGCATGATGTAATAGGCTTAGAAGAATTGTATTTAAAAATAAGGCCATGGATTAAAAACCATCCCAATCTTGGAGTATTACTTGATGAGGATGTATGCCCTAATTGTGCTAGTTCTAACCTAGAAGTAACAAGCAATGTTTATTTTACTTCTGCCAACAGATTTCAAGTATATAGATGTGGTAATTGTAAGACTCCCTATATACGACACAAAAAAAATTCGAACATGGTTCAAACTAATTTGAGGAGTGTTCCAAAGTAATGCCCTACAATAATCATTTAATTAAGCCTGTAAGCCTAACACATAAGCGAACAGGAAAATATGTATTGATTTCGTCTATCTTTGAAAAGTATGAAATGAATAATAAATGTATTCTTATGGTTGGCCCCAATAAGAAACGTAGGGCAAATAATTAAATGAATAAAAAAATAGTAAAACTAATAGAAGAACGCCTGGAAAAAGGTAAAAGGGAATATGGTGATCAAATTGATCCTCATGATGGTAGGGATTGGACACAGGAGGCATTAGAGGAAATATTAGATGGCATGGTGTATATATCAACAGCAATTTTAAAACTAAAAAACAAAAAAGGTATCCAGGATGATCCTGAGTGCTAAAAAGGGGGATAAATGAAACTTAAATTAAAACATGAAACTCAATTTAAAGCAAAAGTTTTTTTTGAAAAAGAAGAGATGGATAAATTGAAAGATGAGATTAAAAAAGCAGAACAAGATCGCAGTTCAGACTTAAATCAAATGATCAATAGACCAACTTCATTTGAAGATGCAGAGATAGCTAGTTATATAATTTCAAAAAAGGGGGAATAATGAAATTTTGGATAGAATCATTACAAGAAAACGCCTACGATGTATTTACAACAGTAATAATAATAGTTTCCATAATAGCATATCATTATCTGCAAAGATGGTTCATTAATAAAAAATTTAACAAAATAGAATCAATGCTATTAGAGATATTCGATGAGGTAGAAAGATGATGATTATAGACATATCAGAATATCTTTTAAATGGTATTTTATTTTTAATTATAGTGCATTACATAATGTTTTTAGTAAATAAATATTTAAAAGGATAAACCCATTAAAAAAAGACCACATATCAATGAACATACCAGACAAAGGATACCAGTTAGAGGAAGCCGCTGATCTAGCAAAAAAAGCAAAAAATAGATTAGCTGTAAGTAAAATAACAATAGAATACTTATTTACTAGGGATGAGTTTGACCTAGATGAATTAAAGTATTGTTCTGCAATAGAAAAAACATGGCACTTTTTATCAACTAAGCAAAAAAAAGTTTTTTTTATGCACTTAGTACAGGGATTTACCTTCTCAACTATAGCAAAAACAGAAGGTTATAGCCCACAAAACGCCCATCAATTATTTGATAAGGCTTGTAAAACCATCCAAAAAAACATCTAAATAGGTTGATTTTTACCCTATATATATAGAAGGGTATCTGTTCCCTCACTCGCTGAGATGATAAAGACGAATTACTTAATGTAACACAGGGGCGATAGACAGGAAAACAGAATAGGTTTGTAGCTACAGCCTTTAAAAATATGAAATTTGAAATACAATCAGATGAAGGGATAACTCTAAACGTAGAGCTTGTAGGTCTTAAAAATTTAAAGATCAATCAATGTTGGCGATTAGAGTTTGATTGCCCTAATAGTGAGAAAGATTTAAAAAAATTAATGGATAAAATAAATAAGCCTCTTGTGATGGCCTTAGTAGGACATGAGTGACAAACAGACGAAAAACAGACGACCAGATGGAAAGTTTGCCAAAGGAAATACACTTGGGAAAAGATTTAAGAAAGGGCAATCTGGAAATCCGAATGGTAGGAGAGGGGCATTAGCTGATATCATTAATAAGGTATGGGATGAAGAAGATGAAACTGGACTCACTAAAAAAGAAAAAATGGTAAGAAGAGTATTAAGTATGGCCATGAATGGCTCTATGTCTGCTGTTACATACCTTAGTGATCGTAGTGAGGGTAAAGCTAAGGAGACTAAGGAAATATCCCATAAAACAGAACCAATTAAAATAATGACTTTTGAATAATTGGCTTATAAACGAAAAAAGAAAAAAGATATTATCCCACCCAGCAAGACAAAAAGTCGTGGTCGCTGGAAGAAGGTGGGGAAAATCTATCCTGAGTTTGATGTGGTTGCTGACCAAAGAGATACAACCTGGAGAGCGTAGATGGATAGTTGGCCCTACATACAGACAATTAAAAACAACTACATGGCCTATTCTAAGGTCAATTATGAGACAATTCGATAATGCAAAGGTTAATGAATCTGAATTATCTATTAAACTATCTAACGATGCTGAGATATCCCTTAAAGGTGCTGAACAAGAAAATAATCTTAGGGGAAGTGGTATCAATATGGTTTGCATGGAAGAATACAGCTATATCAAACCTCATGTGTATGAAGAGATTATTTATCCCATGTTAACAACTACACAAGGGGAAACATTGTTTATAGGTACACCTAATTCATTTGATCATCTATATGATGCTTACCTAAGAGGTCAGGGGAATGATCCTGACTGGAAGAGTTGGCAATACACTACTGTAGAAGGTGGTTTTGTTAGCCAGGAAGAGATAAACAAAGCAAAGAAAACAATGGATGAGAATACATTTAAAACTGAATTCCTTGCAGACTTTGTATCTACTGGAAATCGTGCCGCCTACAACTTCGATAGGAAGGTTCATGTAAAACAAGCAGAAGAATTAACTGCAAATTTATTCTGGGGAGTTGATTTCAATGTAGATTATATGACTGCTGTTCTAGGGTGTGAATATTCGGATGGGACAATACACTACTTTGATGAAATTAGACAATCTAATTCTAATACAGAACAATTAGCTCAGGCCATGAAAAAGATAGCACCTAATATTAATTGCTATCCAGATAGTGCTGGAAGATCACGATCAACTACTTCAAATAAATCGGATCATATTATCCTAATGGATAATGGTTACAACGTAATAGCAAAGAAAGCTAATCCTCCTATCATAGACCGATTAAATGCACTTAATAGAATGTTGCAAGATGCAGATGGTAGGGTAAGAATGACAGTTGATCCTAAATGTAAATATTTAATAAAAGACTTAGAGCAAGTACAACGATCCAGAGATGGAAAAATAGATAAGGTAAAGGATATAAGCCTTACTCATGCCCTAGATGCTTGTAGTTATTACATAGCTATGAGACATCCAGTAGTAAAGACTTTTGCTCAAAGCACACAATGGTAGAATGATGGAATACAATTATCACGATAAAATAATGCTCCCAGATTTAGGCCGTCAGGCAATACTTGACTCAGTTCGTAGAGCCGATGACTATATGCAAAAAAATGAAATAGCTGAGAAAAATGTTGCTCTTGATTTTTATTATAATAGGAATATAGACGTACATCTACAGCAATGGTTTCCTGGTACAACACTTAATCAAGTGCCTCCCTTTGGTATGAGGATAGTACCTCGATTTGCTAAGAGTAGAATGATGGTATTAAAAAACATAGAAAGGTTTGTAGGTGGTGAAAATGCAGAAGAATATCTATCCTTTACCCATCAATTAGATTCTAAGGCTAGAGAATTTAGTGAGATAGCTTGGTTATTAGGTCGCTGTTACTTTAGATCAAAGTGGAACGATAGAAAGCAACGCATTGAATATGATATAATCCCTCATGTAAAAGAATATTGTGATCCAGATGGTTACACCTTTGGCGTATCCTATGAAATACATAAGGATCATAAGGGTAAAAGACAGTTTGTATTCTGGAGCGAAACAAGGGAAGGAAATCCAGGGATGCATTTTATATTTAATACATCCTCAGAAATAAAGCCTGTATATGGTAGGGAGGATATAGATAATCCCTATGGGATTATTCCTGTTAGTAAGGTAGAGTTCCCATCTAACTCTATGGATATAGCTAGGGGAGGACTTCAAATTTCTATAGCATATACTGAGTTGGCTCTCGCTATTCGTTTTGCATTAGGTCAACCAGTTGTTACAGGGATTGATACAGAGATTCCTAACTTAAAAGCTGGTATTGATAGACTTATTTCTCTTAGTGAAGGCGATTTTAAATATGTATCCCCTACTGGTTCTATTAGGGATATGGTTGAGGCCATTAAAGTAGTTTGTAATCAGTTAGCTCAAAATCATGATCTGGCGATAAGATGGGGCGAAGGTGGAACACCTCCAAGTGGTGAGGCTCTTAAAATAATGTCTATGGGTAACTTAGAAAGTAGGGAATCTGATATGCCATTATTCAATGAATGGGAGCATAGTAGATATGAGATTGATCGTACTCTCCTACTTGTTCATATGAATAAGAACTTCAATGAATCTTATGCTGTTGATTTCGCTGAGGCTGAATTCCCATTATCCTGGAGTGAAAAGAAAGATAGATATCTATTCCTATTGGATCAGGGATTGATGACGAAAAAAGAATTATACCTACAGGAAGTAAATCCAGATGCACTTCCAGAAGAAATAGAAGAAAAATTTAAGGAAATACAGGAAGAGCAAGTATTGGAAGAACCACAACAGAATACACCATTACTTGATATCCTTCAATCCTAATGGCTTATGAAGGTAAAGATTTTAAACTGGCATTTGAGAAAGTACAGGGTAATATGCTAAGGATATATAACAAGGCAAAAAGTTCTAATCTATCTAATGATGTAATTGTACGAGAGTTACTTGATATGGATTTAGATGCTGTAGTGGGTAGAGATATGAATGGTGAGTTAAACAAACTTATGACTCAATACGCCCTAGAACTAAAAGCCATGCAATCTTTTGCAGATATATCTGAGAATGTAATTGAATCCCTAATTAAAACTGATTTACTTGTATATCAAAATAAGATAAGGGATAAGGTAGATGTCATGCGAAAGCTCATGATTGAATCAGTTATAGGTGATCTACCAGTAAGTGAATTTGAGCAAATAGTTGGATCATTTGGATTAACACCATCACAAGCTGAGGCCCTTGTAGATGATTCCCTTAGAAAGTTTAGTAGGAATGTCACCAGGGAAATGGCCAACAATGCACCAGAAGATAATTTATATATCTGGAGTGGCCCAATAGATGATAGAACAAGTGATGAATGTCTAAGATTAATTGCATTAGGGCCTATGACAGTAGCAGAGTTTGAATCTAATGAACCTGGAGCATTTAATAGTGGAACTCATTTCGGTTGTAGACATGAGCCACAAAGATTTACAAAGAAATCACAGTTTAAGGGTGAACAAGCAAATAGGCAATTAGATGAGAATTAAGCCACAGGATGCAAGTAGGATCGTAGACATACCTCTTAAAAACTGGGCTGATGTGGGAGATAATGCCGCAAACGTAGTTAGGGAACAAATTAAAGAGAAACGAGCAATTAAGGGTAAATATAGTACGAAATACGCTATAGCTAAGAGTAGTAGGAAGGCGGCAAGGAGTCAGGCGAGTACAGAAACAGGCTTTGTAGACTTTACACTTACTGGAAAGATGCTTGAAAATATAAAAAGGCAAAAGATTGAAAAGGATGGAGTAACTATTGGTGTTATAGGTACTTATGCAAGTAGGGCTAGTGGTTTACAACGTATTGGTGCAAGAAAAGGTCAGGATTGGTATATCTTTAATAGGAAAATAACTAATCAGGTAGGCTTAGATACAGTTAAGAGACTCGATAAACATTTCGATAGGAATATTAAACAATATGCTAGGAAACCTA